ATTCCGATGAAGAGGAATTAGATAATTCTGTGTTGAAAAACAAAATAGTGTTTTCCACATTCCATCAAGTCAAAGGTCGAGAACGAAAAGTCGTGATTGTATTTAATTTTGACCATTCTTATTTTCAATTTTACGCCAAGGATAAAGATCCATATACTTGTCCAAATGAATTATACGTAGCGGGAACTCGATCATTAGAACATTTATCAGTTTTACATAATTTTACAAACTTATCCTTGTATTTTTTAAACATGATTGAGCTTCAGCGATATTGCAGTGTCTTGTATGACACTGATTTAAAAATCCCCAAAAAAAAGATTATGGATAATAATTATTCTTTTATTTCAGTTACTGACATGACACGACATTTACCATCAAAAATAATGAAAGAATGTCTTAAATATATTGAAATTACTGAAGAAAAGGAGGATAATGGTAATGATGAAAACAATGAATTTATTAATATTCCGAGAAAAACAAATCAGGGAAAATTGGTGGAAAGTGTGTCTGAAATCACCGGAATTGCAATACCTTCTTATTTTGAATTATGCAATACAGGAAAAATGTCTATTTTTGAAGACATGAAAAAACAGATTAATTTAAAAAAAATGTATGTAACTTCTACGACAGTGTCTAAAAAAAGAAAAAAAACCAGTAATGAAATTTCCTTTGTATTTGATGGTGAGGATTCAGTTGTGGAACCAGCTGAAATTGAAGAAACAGAGGAGGATAAAATTATGAAGGAGATTAAGTCATTGGAAAGAATGAACATGGCAAATTTATCTCCAAGTGATTTATTGTTTATTGCGAATCAGTGGAATTCGTTTAAAACAGGATATGAATTTAAATTAAATCAAATAAAAGATTATTCTTGGTTATCAAAAGAACATTTACTGATGTGTTTAAAACGTCTGAGACATAAAATATCCTTGAATGGAAAGTATGAAGTGAATTTTATGGCATCGGGTCATCGTGAATTGATGAATAAAAAACTGAAGGCTTTTTTTGATTGTTTGGAAAATAATGTATTATGGGAATTCAAATGTGTCAGATCCATCAAAAAAGAACATTTTCTCCAATTGGCTATTTACATGTATATTCATAAAATGTCTTTGTTGAAAAACCACAAATTAAACCGGAAATATCATATTGGTGATAAAATCCGAATTCGTTATAAATTTGCGATTTTATTGGGGACAATTGTTGAAATTGATGGTGGTTTATATAAGGTGGATTGTGGATTTAGAGATTATCAAGTGAGTGAAAACCAAATAGTGTCGATTGTGGAGGCAAAGGGATTTGAGTATCGTTTGTTTAATATTTTGACCAATAAGATTTACACATTGGACTCAAATTTAAACCAACTAAAAAAGATGATTCATTTTTTAATCAAGTATAAATATTTTCGTAATGTTGATATATCTGATCAACAATTTTTGAAAAAAAACACGAAAATTTACAATAAATATTTTGAGTAAGTAAAAGTGAAATAGGTGTCCAAACAATCTACGCTAATATTACGTCAAATAAATTTGATTTTACATGACATCATTTATATTTTTCATTATATATTGGGTTTCAAATGCCAACTCACCAATCGAATCATATTTGTAAAATATGTAACAAACAATATAAATATACCAAATCATTCTATAAACATCTTTGTCAAAAACATGAAGCTGATTTAGAAAATCGTAGTAACATAAATCGCAATTTTATAGTTCAACTACTTGATCGATTATCTTTGGTAAATCTTATTGGAAAAGATAGTGAAGATAGCAGCGATAGTGATAGAGAAGATAGCGAAGATAATGAAAATGCCAATGAAATATCGATGAATAATTTATTTCCCAAACCAAATTCTGTTTCCACTGTAAATACGGATTCCCAATCCCAGCAAGTTGGGTGTCCCAAATGTATAATTTGTTTAACAAATCCAAGAAATGTTGTATTCCGTAAATGTGGTCATATGGTTTGCTGTGATCATTGTGCGAAAAATGTTTGCCGAATTAATAAAATATGTCCCATATGTCGTGTACCACTTCAATCTACAAATGAATGTATGCCAGTTTATTTAAGTTAGATATTATTATTATTGTATGGTAAATGGTAAATCATGTAACAAATCATATTTTATCAATACAAACAGCATTTGTTTTACGAACATATGTATATTTTTTATTTCCATGGTATACACAAGCGCATTCTTTGTCGAAATAACGATCCTTTTTTATATAAACGGGTTGGTTTGAGGGTAAATGGGAAAATAAATGACGATTTCTTTGAAAGTTGGATAAATCAAAAAAGGACAGTTCCCAGCAAGTTGGTTTCCGAATTAAATTAACAATTAATTTTTGTGAACAAATGTATATGGTATTTCCCATTATATATTTTTTCACAAAATAATCTCTAAATACCTTTTTTTCATTAAAATAACTATAAAATTTCGTTTTGATAAAAATGCAAACCCAAAAATATAAATTTGATTTTTTTTTGTTTAAAAAGAAAATCAATTAAATTAACAATGTCCAATTCAGTTCTATCATCAGTTCCAGTTCAATTAAATGGAATCCTGTTGGTTAACAAACCACGTAAAAAGACTTCCGCTGAAATTATTCGGATTTTCAAATCAATGTGTCACAAATTTCACATTAAAGAACCTAAAATTGGTCATGGAGGTACACTAGATCCAGAAGCACAAGGTTTACTTGTTCTTGGTTTGGGAGCTCACACAAAAGCACTTCATGATTCCGCCAATAAAGATGGGAAACAATACAGGACAATAATCAATTTATCTCATTTTACTACCACTGATGATGTCGCTGGAGACAAAATTGAGGTCCAACTTCCTGATCCTATACCAACAACAGAGGAAGTTCAATCAGTTCTAAATACATTTGTGGGACAAATCGAACAGGTTCCTTCAAAATATTCGGCAATAAGAATTAATGGCCAACGTGCGTATGATTTGGCGCGCCAGGGAATTGAGTTTAAGATGAAAAGTCGCCAAGTCCAAATTCATGAAATTAAATTGTTGTCTTATAAATTCCCTTTATTGGAAATTGAAGTGATGTGTTCAAAAGGAACTTACATTCGAACATTGGGACATAATATTGGCGAAAAACTAAAGACAGGTGGGTATTTGACAGAATTGATTCGACTAAAATCTGGAAATTATGACTTGGTAAATTCATTGACAATGGAAGAGCTTGAAGAGGAACTACGTAAAAAAACATTGAGTGGTAAGTTAGTGGTATTGGAAAAATATAAGAATATGAAATCAAGTAGTGGTGGGAGAAAAAAAAGGAAATGGAAGTGGCGAAAAAAAGCAAACAAAACGAAGAAATAATTTTAAAATTTTAAAATAATTTTGAAAGATTTTTTTTAAAATTTAAAAAAAAAATTTGAAAGAAGATTTTTTTTTTAAATTTTAAAAAAAATCTTTTAAAATTATTTTAAAATTTTAAATGGAAAATCAAAAAATATATGACCAATTAACAAAAAATATAAATATACAAGATGGGATATTAATGTATTATTCGCGAAAAATTCATATTGATTTATTTTATAAATTTGTTGACGTAGTTAAGCAATTAATTGAAAAAGATTTAGAATATTTAATTCGCTACGCTGCGAAAGAATGTGAAAGTTTGAATTTTTATTATTCCATGAGTAAGGGACCATCAATCCATGAAATAACACAGGAAATTCAAACCCAATTAAATCAATATAATTCTGTAAATAAAATCCGATATTTTTGTGATTTATTTATTCAGCGATTTTTCAATATCTGTGATTTAACCGGTGAATTTAGAATGTACGCTGAAACAAATGAATTTATAAAACAGAAATCGGCAAAGATCGGTAATGAATTATCTGAATATCGTAATTTTGAAAGTCAGCAAATTAACAATCGGTAGTCATGTCATCATTTGTAATTTGTTTTTATATTGGTTTAATTAATACAACGCGTCCATCCACATTAAGAAAATGTATTTTTTTATGAACGGTATGCAACTGTGGATGATGACAATGACCATAAATATAGACTTTTGGTTTTATGAGACGAGCTATTTCATAAATTTCATCTTTCCCAATAAATTCCCGCTGATTATAAAAAAATCGTGGTGTATCGTGTGTGAGTAAAACATCCAATTGACAACCAATCAGTTTTGTCATAAATCTTAAATATTGTTTTTGTGGAATTTTATAAGGATGTGGTTTATTACTAATAATACCATTTACTCCACCTATTTTTCCCAAACATGTTTTTGTAACTTCGCCATTACGCAAAATACATTTAGTGACAGATACTTTTTCGGATGAATTTAATTCACTTTCATGTGGTGGTAAATCATGATTTCCTTGAATAATAAATAATTTTTTTACGCCAATTGTTTGTAATAAATAATTGTAGAATTTGCTGGGATTTCCATCTGCTCCACGAATATAATTTCCAGCCATATCACCTACTACAATTACGTTATATTTAGTTAAATCAATATTTGTTTTTCGTAATCGTTCAAATAGTTCGAAAGAGTGACTATGTAAGTCACTTGTTAATAAAGTATGTTCTGGGAAAATATTAGAACTTGCATAGATAATATGTTTTTGATCATTTGGGTATTTGGCAAAGCCATTTTTACTTTTGGTTGGTCTGAATTTCCAAGTTTCAGATCGGTGTTCATTAAATATCATAGGTAAGATATTGTTTTTTTTTTTGATAAATAAATAAAATAAATGATTCAAATTTTTTTATACACAATATAATAATGCCAACTAAGAAATTATCACCCAAAAAACCAAAAGTAGTTGTTAAAAAACCAAAAGTAGTTGTTAAAAAACCAAAAACCACTAAAAAACCAAAAGTTACTAAAAAACCAAAAGTTACTAAAAAACCAAAAGCCGTTAAAAAAACTAAATCTGCAAAAAAACTAAAAGTAAAGATTCAAAAATCAAAGGTAGAAAAACCAGTTGATTTAGCAAAATTATTTGTCATTCCAGAAAATCAACAAAGTTATGCTCCAGGACAATATGTTTCTGATTTTAAAAATTGGTTTATGGACAATTGTGATACTGCATTATGCCGTGTCCGAAAATTACAACAATTATACGCAGCACAAAATTCTCGCATAGAACAATCGGAACGAGCAGCTCAATCATCACATTTAATAGATTTTACACAATTAAATAATGAGAAAGCGCAATGTCAAAAAGATATTAAAGTGGAAAGAGGTGCAATCAACAAACAACTTCGAAAATTTAGAGACAATAATATTATTCACCAACGAGCATCTGAAATTATTAAATTAATTCGTCAAAACAACGCGCAAGCTCGCAGAATTTTAGATAGTTTACCTGGACCAGAACCAAATCCACATGATAGTGATTTAAATGAGGATCCTTTTGAAGAAGATCCAACTAGTATTTTTAACACAGATCAAGTAACTGATGCTTTACGTAATTATCTTCATGAAAATATTCATGTTGGTGGTAAATCAACATATGTTCGCGCTAAAAATAAAAAAAATTTAGTTCAATTTTTACGAAATTTTTACATTCGAAAATATAGAACTCATAAATAAAACACACAATCTATAATGTTTTTTCAATGGATAGTTGACAATAATATATTTTTTTTTGGTACAAGTAAAGATGAATATATTGTAAATGGATTAATTATGGGATGTTTGAAAAACATTTTGTATAACTCTTTGAATTCTTGTTTCTCATCAACTTGACAAGTTTCCATGATTTTATTTACAGTGTTAATTCGCTGTTTACTCCACATAATATCATTAATATCATCTAAATTATCACAATTTGTTTGAACTAAATAAGATTTTCCTGTGTCAAAACTACGCCGTTTTATTAATTTATCACAATCACGAATAAGGACAAACGCATTTCCACTTGAAGGACAAATAGTGATATAACATGGGGAAATTAATTGTGTATTTTCCAGGACACGCATTGCTCGATTGATATTCATATCTTGTTCTAAAATATATCTCACTAAATAACCAACTGGCCATTTCATAGTCATAGTTCGAAATACATTTCCCAATAAAGTTCCATTACTTCGACGGTAATTAACAGCTAATGAATAACTTGATGACATTCCTGTAACAATACCAACATATCCTGCCCAAGTAATACCTTCAAAAACAATATTATCATCTTTGATGAATTTTACATGAATGGTTAATTCTTTTAAAAAATCCATTTCCCAATCCATTGTTCGAAAATGAATATTCATGTTTTCATCACCTTCTTTACCATTATTCATAACCAAAGATGTACAAGCAGAAAACATTTCATAACATATTTGCATTAAAATTAATTTGTCAATTGGAAATCCAGAATAAAACGAGATACTTCGCAATTCTTCACGATACATGAGTTTGTCGAATTTGTTAAATGCTTTACACATCCAGCGCGCTATAGTTCCAAAAAATCCAGCACTGGCCAAAATGGAATCAATTTCTTTTAAGACATTGCCAAATAAATGTTTGTAGTCATTAACGACTTTTTGCCATCGTTTTCTTGGTGGATCGTTTAAATTTATGATATAAGTTTTAATTGTGGGTTCACTGATGGATGAATTATTATTTTCTTCTTGATTCATTATTCTTTGTTATAAATGAAAATCTTTAAATATAAAATTATTTATAAAAATACATGAAAAATAAATAAACCATAAAATAAAGATTTTTATTAGTTAAATTTTTAAACCCATCACTTAATGGATCAATTGATTTTCCAAGACTTATTGGATTTGTTTTGATTTGTTATTTTTTATTCCCAGATGACATAATTTTTTATTTTTCATGGTCAAAGAAATAAAAAGATATTTT